TAAGATACTTTGTCTTGTTCAGCAAGGTTTGATTCTGAAGACCAATGAAATTAGTAATAAACATTGCTTTCCTTTCCTTTGAGACAGAGTATTTATGGTGTCTCACATTTGCTAATCCGAGAGGCGGGACTTGAACCCGCAAGCCGTTAGGCAGCAGATTTTAAGTCTGCCGTGTATGCCAGTTCCACCACTCTCAGTCATGGAGTCGGGGGGATTTGCACCCCCGTCCAGATCTACTTCAAAATCAGATATCTACGGAATCTATTCCCTGTTCGGTACAGCAATCAGGCAGGGACACCCTCATGCAGTTTTTGAATCGTTTTGTTCAATACCTCTACGATTCCTACAGGTATTTATCCGATAGTCGAGGAGGGGTGGATATCGGAGTCTCCACCCCTCCTTTGCTGCTTCAAGCAGCGAGACGATACTGTGTTTTAGCAGTTATCTTTTGGTCGATTTTATGCAGAGCCATTCGACCAACTCTGATTCGCCATCTGAATTCTCTTTAGCCTGTCGAATCTATTCGACCCCTTATTCATCGTTTCGGGCAAGACGCTCAAAGTAAGACATGGCATCTCCCGAAAACTCCTCTTCCTCATTTTCACGCTTGATTTCCTTTGCAGACTTACTCTTTGGGGATGGTGTTGGCGCAGACCACTGCTCTGTTGCCTCTGCAATCTCTTCTTCGATTTCCTCTGCACGACGAGACGCAGAAACCGATCCACCGATAACAGAATCAAACTTGCGCTTTAGTTCATCATAAGACTTGAACTCCTTTGGACTGGTGAAATCCTTCAAGGAGAACTGAGTCTTCCACAGAGCCTCCAACTTTGCATCATCTCCACCAAAGAGAGGTGCAGGATTGGCAAACTCACTCTTGTCGTAATTGATGTAGCCATCCACCTTACGCACCTTCAACTTGAAGTCTGCTCCCTTCCAGAAATCAAAGGGATTCACAGCCTCTTCGTCTTGGAACTGTGGGTGCATCTTCTCTTCAATCTTCTCAAAGATCTTCTTTCCGTACTTGTACAGGAAGACCTTGCCCTCGTTCTGTGGGGCAGAGGGATCAGAGATCACAAGAATGTTGGAGATGTACGCCAACTTGCGCTTGCGGTCACGGGCAATGCCCTTGTCTGATTCCACACCGCTGTTCCACAACTCGTTGTTTGCCTCACAGACAGGACACTTCTGACCAATGGTAGTGGGACAATTCTCAATGAACCATCCTCCCTTGCCCTGAAATCCGTGTGAGAACTGACGAACCCACGGGAGATCCTCTCCATCAACGGCTGGCAGGAAACGAATAACTGCATAACCATTGCTTGACTTGTCGAGAGTGGGCTTCCAAATGCGATTGTCCTCATAGGAACTCTCGCCGCCACCCTTCTTCAGTTTCTCTGCTTCGTTGAGCAGACGCTTCATGCTGTCCTGTGAACTCTTCTTTAGGTCTTTGAAACTCATGTGTACGCTCCTTTATTTTGTTTGTGTACGATGTTTGTATTGCGTTGTATGTCTTGACCCACTATTATGTATCGGGCTTGCCACTTTGTCAAGCACCAACTCCCGAATCCGTCAACTTTTGCCTGATGATCTTGCGGTATTTGATACTGTTCGTCAGCACACCCTTTGATCGAAGAAATGGACGGTATTTCTCACACCGTTTTCGATATGCTTCCCACAGGGCATCCCCCTGTAGTTCCCGTGAAAACTGCGAAAAGAATCCCAAGATTTCGTCCAGAGTTATGAAAGATTCTGGTGAAATATCTCCCCGAACCGCTGCCTGTAGAAGTTGGGGATGTCCTCCATCAGAGCAGAAAAGAGAATCAAATCCCTTTCCTTCTGCAAGACGGCAAAGAGTAGCCATATCTTCAGCAAATTCTTCAGAATAGTTCTGCATTCTTTTTTGCCAAGACGAGTAGATATCATCATAGCCTCCCTCGACCATCTCCCCAATCCACTGATGGGGGTTGTGAGAGAACAGGGCAAAGAAGAAGTCTACAGGATCTCCCTTGAACGATCTCGACAGTTTCTCAAACCAATACTTGTCTTTTCGCTTGAGATAGGACTCAAAAGAGGTGTTGGTCTTTCCTCGAAATCTAAAGAAATCATAGGAATCCGAGGTGAAGTGAAGTTTCACCCCAAGGTAGATCTGAAAGAGGTCATAACCCTTCATAGGGGGAGTCGGGTTCCCTTGTATTTTTCTTTTCCACGCAGAAGGTGCTTTCCAGCGGCTTCAAGGCGAATCTTTTCGATTAGAGGCTTTGAGAGGTGTTTGGCAATGGCTTGCGGTTCGACTCCAAAAGTCTCACAGACATCCATCACCGCATCAATGTAGGATGGGGATTTTCCCCGTGTTCGTTTCTCTATCTCTAATGCAAAATCTACTGATCCATCAAATATCATGTCTTTGCTCCTTATGGACAGATTGTAATAGGTAAACGAGGCTTGTCAAGTGGTATTGCACGGATTTCTGTTTATACATATAGTGGCATTCGCCCTAACAAGCCTAATTAGTAAGAATAACGGGAGTCATCATGGCAGACGCATCAGGTCAAGGTTTTACAGCCAGCATTGTCAACGGCACACCAAACTATCTTCTCGCAGACCGTTCGGTTCTTGGTCAAGTCAATGGCACGACTGGATCTATTCAATATGTAAAATTGGTCTGGGGTGGAAGCGGAGAGGCAAATCTTATCACCGATCAGGGATCAGATCCTACCCCGCTTCCCGTAAGCCTCAATAATTCTGAGAATTGGTTTCTTCTTGATGCAATATTGGATACAGTCAAGGCTGATGCAGGACCAACAGCAGTTAATGTCAACATTGTCAACTCCACAGGCTTGTGCTTTGGTAATGTTACCCTTCAAGTTTCTTCCGCAGTTCAGATTTCTGGAGCAACAGGAGCCGCACAAGGAGCAGGCTCTAATCTTGGTGTGACCTTTGGTGGAATAACTGTTGGTCCTCTCCGTATGCGAAACTTTATCAGTGGTTCTGGTGTTACCGAAGCCATCGCCGTGACCTTTGGGGGCATCGGTGGAACAGTCAATGTAAATAATCTAAATGTCGGTAATCTTAACCTTGGTGCAAGCGGAATAGCGATTAGTGGTTGGTGTGGTGGGGTTGGTGCGTCTCTTCCTGTTTATATTGTTGGTGGATCTTTCTCCATAGGCTCTGTTAATGCAAATCTTGGAAGCACTATTGGAGTTGTTCTATCAAATAGTAACGGCTCTTTTGTTGGAACATCTGGTGGAATTTTCTATGGATTGCCAGTCGTTAATGCCGCAAACAGTGTGCTTGGAGTAACATTCGTAGGCACTGCATCAGTAACAGGTTCTGTCAACATTCTTGGAACCCCATCGTTCAAGATTGATCCGACCGGAAACTCAATAACAGGTGCTGTCAACATTCTTGGAACACCAAGTGTTGCTATAAGCACAAGTCAAAACACAGTAAAGATAGACGCTAATACAAATTCAGTAAAAGTAAAGCCTGAATCAACTACAACCACATTTGGCAATGTACTCACCGATCACCTTGGAGCAGTTGTTGGATATAGTGGAGCCACTTTCTTTGGCTATCCTGTTCAGATTGTCGGTGGATTGAGCCTCAGCGGATTGACGATTGCGGGAATGACCGTAACTATTCCTTCAAGTTTCTCTATCACAGGAGGAACTCTTAATGCCATCACCATTCTTGGCGGAACATTCACGGCACTAAACATAGGGAACATCTCTGGTGGCACAATCAATGTTGGAAATTTCCCCGCTACACAGAATGTAAGTGTAAAGAATCCTTCTAATGAGCCAGTACCTGTCCAACTTTCCTCTTTCAATAGTGGATCAGGAAATACAACTCTAAAAGACCATCTTGACGGATTAGGGGTGAATGTCAGCGGTCTGAATTTATCTGGTGGATTGAGCATAAGTGATATTGGTGCTACTATCAGCATAAACCCAGGTCTATGTGGTTCTTCCTCCAAAGGACTTGGTGTTTCTTTTGGCAACATAAAGGGAGAGGTCACTCTTCCCAATACCACAATCGTAAATGTCAAAGGTAATAGCGATTCATTGACCACTTCTCCTGTAGGTGTCTCACTCACTGGAAGATTAGCAGGGCTGTCGGCGGTAGGAATCTGTGGAGCCTGTGCAACGAACGGAAATATCTTGCCCTTTGCTGTATATGGATATAGGAGTTCAGGATCGGGAGGATATATTCCTGTGGGTATGTCTGGAGATGCACTAAAGGTAGCCATTGAAGGGGTAGGTTTGTGCCTTGGATCGGTAACTGTTTCTGGTGTGTGTTTTGGAAACGGAATAACACTATTAGGAGGCACAGCAGGCTTCCTTAATGTACTGGGAGGCACATTTGCTGTACTTAACATCGGCAATATCTCTGGTGGCACTATCAGTATTGGAAACACTGTTGGAGTGACTGGAACTGTTGCGGTAAGAAACGGCAGAACAGCAGGATCTTCTCTTAGTGGTCCTCTCTTTGTTGATCTTGTTGACACAGACGGAACAAGCATCATAAAGACAACAGGATTGCTTGTCACTGGCTCTACGGGTATGGTTCCTATTGGGATCACATGGGCAACTGCTGCTTCTATTCTGGTCACTGGTGGAAACATCACCATTAGACCACAAGCACAGAACACTGGTGCAGGGGGACTGAGTGGTGGAGGCACAACATTCAACGCCATTCTTACGAACATGGCAGGAATACCTCTTGGCTTTAGTGGTTCCACATTCATTGGTATACCCACGCAGATTTCTAATATCGCCAATTACGGAGTAATTGGCAGCACGGACAGAACTCTTGGTGTTGCTCTCTTCGGCTCTGGTGGAGTCTCTGGATATATTCCAGTCGGTATGTCTGGAGATGCACTAAAGGTCAGCCTTGAAGGGGTAGGCTTGTGTCTGGGTTCGGTGACTGTTTCTGGTCTATGCTTTGGAAGCGGAGTAACACTATTAAACGGAATAACACTATTAGGAGGCACAGCAGGCTTCCTTAATGTACTGGGAGGCACATTTGCTGTACTTAACATCGGCAATATCTCTGGTGGCACTAT